GAGGACACCCTCCTCCTGCACTTCGACGCCGAGGCGGTGGATGTGGTCGCTGCGTGCAATGGTGGTGGCGACACCAATCGAGTTGACGGTGCCCGACACCGTCACCGGCGCGGCCGTAGCGATCGAGAGCTTGGCGTCGCTGCGGATGGCCGTCGTCGCTACGCCGGCGGTAGCCGCAGCCGCATCGGCAGCGACGCTCGGGATGGCGAACCCCGTCATGCCGGTCGAACTCGCAATCGTGATGTCGGCACGATCGGCGCCGCCGTTGTCCACGACGGTGACGGTGATGCCCGCACCATCGACGAAGTTGATCCGAGGCCGCGTCGAGACGAGCGCACCAGCGTCGAGGACTTCCAGCCCGAGACGGTGAACGTGGTCGCTCCGCGCGAGGGTCGTGGCGACCCCGTCCGAGTTGGTCGTCCCCGTCGCCGTGACTGGCGTGCCGGTGGCGACCTGGAGCTTCGCGTCTGACCGGATCGCCGTGGTCGCGGCTCCGCCCGTGGCAGCCGCCGCATCTGCGGCCACTGTCGGGGTGGCAAAACCTGTTACGCCTGTGGAATTGGCGATCGTGACGTTGGCGCGATCGGAGCCGCCGTCATCGACAACCGTGATCGTGATGCCGGTGCCGTCGATGAAGTTGACGGTCGGGCGGCTGCTGATGAGAACGCCCGAATCCTGGAACTGGACGATCGTGCGATGAACGTGATCTGCTCGAGCGACAAGCAGGCTGATGCCCGCTGCGTTCGCCTGCGCAGTCGAGACCGGCGTGCCGTATCCAGGGAAGGGGGTGACGGTCGATGCGATCGTGATATTGACCTGGTTGTTGCCCGGGTCGTCCACCACGGTCGTCGAGATGCCGGTGCCGTCGATTATGTTGATGCCCGGCTCGGTGGCAACAGGCGAGCCGTTCTGCGCAACAGGAACGGCGCCACGGTGCACGTGATCCGCGTGCGCGAGCCCCGCCGCAACGCCGATAGCATTGGCGATGCCGATCGTGACCGGAGCAGCGGTGAGCGCCTGGAGCACAGCATCGGCGCGCAGCACCTGGGTCGACACGCCGGCGGATGGAGCCGTCGCATGCACGGTGTTGACCGGCGGCGTACCGTAGTCGAGGTTGACGTGCACGGTCGGCGAGGTCACCGTCGCGAGCAGGCCGTCCTCGAAATGGAGCTCGTCCGGGTTCGTCGCGATCAGCGTCGCGTCCTCGAACACGTTGAGGATCTGCTGCGCGTTGATCGTCACGTCGACGCGGTCGGAGCCGCCGTTGTCGACCGCCAGCACGGTCGGGGTGACGACGCTTCCCGCGCTGATGAAGTTGATCGCGCAACGGGTTCCGATCAGCACACCAGCCAGATCCACAGCCTGGGCGGCGCGGTGTACGTGATCCGCGCGCGCCACGAGCAGCGAGACACCCGCCGCATTCGCGCAGGCCGTTGAGACTGGGACTCCGTAACCGGGGAACCCGCCGCCGCCGCCGCCCGGCACACCGAGGAAGCACCCGGCCGGCGTGACGAAAATCGCCGTGTCGGTGATGCCCGGCACCTGCGTCGGGAAGCCCTGGAAAATTCCGCAGAGAGCGGTCGTATCGCAGCAGCCGCTCTCGTCCGGGCAGCCGGTCTCGACGGCGCCGGGAACCGGCACGCTGTTCGAGTCGAGGATGACGACGCTCGCCGCCGTGCAGTCCGGGTTCAGCGTGATCGACTTGAAGCCCTCGAACACCGTCTCGCCCGGAGGCACCGTGTAGCAGGCCGGATAGACGTGCGGACCCGGCGTGCAGGGGATGAGCCCGGCGGTGAACGGACCGGCAGGCGGGCAGCAGGATTCGTCGTTCATGGCGTTCTCACGAGCAAGGGTTGGCGCGCACTGCGGACACGACGGCGGTGAGCAGCGCCCACTGTGGATCGTTCTTCTTCGGCGCGGTGAGAATTGGCTGCAACCAGTACGCGCGCTTCGCGCCGGCCACCTGCCCGTTCCCGGCGTAAGTCAGGAACCGGCCTACGCCGAACGAAACTTTGAACGTGCTGCCGCCAACCTCGACAACCTGGCCGGAGAATCCGAGCAGGATGTCCCAAATGTTGTCGCCGACCAGGACAGGTGAGCCGTCGAGATTCATTTCGTTCTCCTATGCCGCGCCGGGAACCGCAATAGGTTGAGGCGGGCCTCCGGTCGGGCCTGCGTCTGGCGATGGCGTCGCGCCGATCCCCGGGATGGGAGTTTGCGCCCCGGAGTTCGTCGGCGCATTGGTTTCTTCGGTGAGTGCCGCGGTGAGGTCGGGGTTGAGGCCGAAACTCTCGATCGGAACGCCCAGCGCCTGGAGCGCCTTGCCCATGACGAACTTGAGCGCCTTCTGCGCCTCCTGCGGAGCGACTTGGATGAACGCCGGCGCCATCTGCGCGACGATCTGCATCGTCTCGAGCGACTTCTGCTCGGACATCTCGCGCTCGACCAGGCCCTGCGCGCCGCGCGCGTAGGTCTTGGCGTCGCCCTTCACGGAGTCGTCGGTGCTGAACTCCATGTTGTAGTTGTAGAGCATCTCGCTGAACGGCTGGAACAGGTCGATGTCCATGTTCTGCACCGGCATCTTGAACACCTTGAGCGCCTGTGCGAACACCGCCGCGAAGCCGCGGAAGGTGCGCCCGGCGCCCTGGATGCCGGTCTCGCCCTGTGCGTAGTTCGGGATGTTGCTCACGTCGTCGGCGAGCTTCATGTAATACTCGATCGTCTTGAGCAGCGGCAGCATCGTCGACGGGACGTTGGTGAACTGGTAGGCGGAACGCCCGCCGTTCATCATGTCCGGGTCGACCAGCCGCGCCTGGAACGGCTCGATCCTCGTCAGGTCCTCCAGCTTCGAGACGAAGCGCTGCACGCGGCTGATGTCGATCTCGGCCATCGGCCCCGAGCTGAACGCCATGTTGCGGATCGACGAGCGCAGCGCCGCGTTCGCCGAGCGCTGGATGGTCCGCAACTTCATCACCGGGCACTGGTTCCAGAACTGCTCGCCCATCTTCTCGTAGCTCGAGCTGTGGTACGGGCGCATCTGCGCGTTGATCTCGCCGATGACGCGCACCGACAGGGTCTGGTAGCCGCACATCACCACGCGCGCCTCGTAGAACTCCTTTTCGTCGGCCGAGAATCCGTATGGGCGGAGCTCACGCCCGGACACGATGCCGTAGTGGTCGATCGCGTCGACCGTCATGTCGTCGGCGAGGGACTGGAGCCTCCGGTCGATCTCCGGGTTGGCATCCATCGTCTCGGTGAGCCAGTTGATCGTGCCGCGCGCGTACATCTGGAGCACGCGGTCGATGCCATCGTCGATCCAGTAGCGCTGGCCCTTGGCCTGCATGAGCGCGCGCTTCGTCAGGCGGAAGCGCTCGAGCACGAACGTCCCGCGCTGCGTGTCCGGCGAGTCCGGCGACGGCTTGAAGTCGAATGGGCTGACGCGGTAGGCGTCGAGCATTTCCTTCACGACCTGTACGCGCCTGTTGCCACGCCACTCGAACGTCGGCCGCTTCGTGAGGATCGGTCCCTTGAGGATCGCGGCCGGGTACGTGACCATGTCGTGGAAGAACGAGAGCATGGTCTTGTCGAAGTTCATCTGGATCGTCTGATCTCGCATCAGGCGTTCCATGTTCTTCGCCGCGCGCACCGCCTCTGATTGGGCGATGACGCGCTGCGACTCCTTGAGATCGCGAGCGACCTTCTGCAAATCGCCCGGGTACTGGGCGATCATCGAGCCGAACGCAAGCTGTTGTGCCTGGTCGGGGAGATCGTTCAGCGCGCGCGCGGCGATCAGCGGGTTTCCCGCAACCTGTTGGGCGATCTCCATTTTCAGATCGCGCAGCACCTTCATCTGAAGGCGCGCGGGGAGCTCGGGGATCGGCGTCGGCTCCACCGTCCAGGGCAGGTCGATCGCCCCCATCATCATGTCGCGCATCCACGCTTCCGCCGCCATCGCCTTCATGTCGGTGAGCGGGAGGTACACGTCGATGCCGTCGAGGAGCCCGGCGTCCTCGGGATCGTAGATCCCCGCGCGCTGGCGATAGCAGCGGTACAGGAGCTCGTTGATGGAGCAGTCGGTGATCGAACTGGACTGCATCCACATGCAGGCGTCCCACCAGCGGCGCATCACCATGTCGGCGAGCGGATCGAAGCGTTCTTCACGATCGCTCGGACGCGCCTCGATCGTGTTCTTGAGGCGCTGGCCGTCGGCCTGGTTCGATGTG